AACCCCTCTTTACAAAAGAGGGGAATGAGTTAGATAAAGTGGGCTGAATAATGTGTTTTACAGGAGAAAAGAATGCGATTAACCAAAGAAAAGGCGATTCAGCTGATCCACATTGCCAAACAACAGTTACGCATGGATGAATTAAGTTATCGGATGTTGCTGAAAAATATTACTGGCAAAACCAGCAGTACTAAAATGACGATTAGTGAATTAGTAAAAGTATTAACGGAAATGGAAGCTAAAGGCTTTCGCACCACTGTAAAAAATGGCTACCGCTATAGCCCACGTACGAAAAAAGCCGTGGTAAAAAGCAACATTACCCATAAAATCCGTGCCATTTGGATTGAAATGGGCAAACAAGGCATGTTGCGCGACGGCTCAGAACGCGCATTAAATGCGTGGGTGCGCGGTGTAGTGAACCCAATTTATCAAAAGCGCGGTCAGAATATTCAAATTTTGAACGTAGGTGCGCTGGATAATCAAATGGCGTCATTAGTGTTGGAAATGCTGAAACGTTGGCAAGCAAGGGGGAATGTATGAAATTATGCCGCTGTCCTGTATGCCACTCCGATATTCATTTAGACCAACTTTTAGAAGATGAAGCGGGGCGCGAAATTTTAGGGCTGCTCACTGAGTTAAAATATGGTGTAGCCCGCCCTTTGGTTTCATATATTGCACTATTTCGCCCGGATAAATCAGCGCTAAGCAACTCAAGAGCGGTTAAATTAATGCGCGAAGTGTTAGATTTATTCCCTCCTTCTCAATTATTAGCCCACTGTTTGAGTGAAACGGTCAATTCAGTGCAGAAAAAACGCCGAGAAAGCCGAAATCTCGCCCCGCTTAACAATCACCGCTACTTAATGCAAGTGATGGAAACGAACCGACCACTCTTTTCCGGTACAGGCTCAGCAGCCGTAAACAACGCAGAACGCCAACAGGCAGAGCGCACCAATCACGGCAATGATGATATTGAAAACACCATTTTATATATTGAGCGTTTTTATCAGCTAGGCCAGCCGGTGGAACACTTGCCAGGCTATGATGTATGGAAAAAGTGGAAAGATAAACAGCAAAAATGAACTTTTTTTAACCGCCGAAAGGCGGTTTTTTTATTTATAAATCAAGTAATTATTTTCAAACAAAGACTTGACTTGCAAAAATAATCCGCACAACGCATTGTAAAATCGCTATAATTTTGAACAATAGTGATCGTCCAACCAGTAGGGGTGGCTATGTTGAATGCAAGCAATGAACAAATTGAAACGTTTAATGAGAAAGCGCCTGAAATTTTGGCGGATTTAGCAAAACACACAGAAGTAAAAATCAAAGAAAAAATCGCTGATATTGAGCCAAAACTCGCCCAACAAATCAGTATTGAAGTGGCAAATCATATCGCGCAATGCTGGGGCGGTGAGGTGATCTATATTCCACGAAACCTTGTTTTATTACTAAACGAACGCGACCGGAAGATTTTCAACGAATTCAACGGCACAAATCACCGTGAACTCGCACGAAAATATAACGTGTCAATGCAGTGGATTTATCAGATTGTGAAGAAAATCACAAAAGAAGAAATCGCAAGACGCCAGTTTGATATGTTTGGCAATGTGTAACCGCTAAAAGTGAGAAAAAACGTCCGAAAGGGCGTTTTTTTTGGGGGAAAATCAAACAAATTAAGAGTATGATAAGAATGGTTATTTTATCAATCTAAGGAAAATGTAATGAAAAAAGCATTAGTTTTATTAAGTGGCTTGTTATTGGCTGCTTGTGGCGATAAAGCCATCACCTCTGAAGACTTAGTTTCAACAATGAAAGCCAGTGGCGTTGAAATTAACGATGTAAAAGATTTGAAAAATGATAAATTTATGGTGCAGGGATTCAAAGAACGCTTTGCGTTCTCGATTCCTGAAGTTGCACCTAAAGGCGGACAAGCCTTTATTTGTGAGAAAAAAGAACAATGCACACCTGTTTTTGCCTATTTCGATGCATTGAAAAATCTTGCCGGTCCTTATTTATATCAATCACCGAATGGCAAGGTTGTATTACAACTGAATGCCAGTTTAACCGAAGAAACTGCGAAGAAATTAGAACAAGCAATTTCTAAATACTAACTTCTTTAAATCACTTTAAAATCAATAAAACACTATCCATTTTAAACTCCTTTTAAGTTCACTTAGAAGGAGTTTTTTTATGTCTTTATCCCTGCCCATCACCAAAATCGTGATCCACTGTTCTGCCACAAAAAACGGCAAATCATTACGCACGGCAACACAAACCGCCGCGCAACGTATCGACGAATGGCATAAACAGCGCGGTTTTAAGCGTAGCCCTGTGTTAGCCAAACAATTCAATCCGCATTTGCAACACCTAGGCTATCACTACGTCATTGACACAGACGGCACGGTTGAAACAGGCCGAATGGTTGGCGAAATCGGTGCGCATGTGAAAGGTCATAATCAATATTCGGTCGGCATTTGCCTTGTAGGTGGTATTGACGCAAGCGGTAAAAACTACGGCGAATACACCGAAAAACAATGGATTGCGCTGCACAAATTATTGCAAAAACTGGAAAGCGAATATCCCAGCGCACGCATTTGTGGACATCGTGATTTGAGTCCGGACATCAACGGTGACGGCACAATTACACCAAATGAATGGATTAAAGACTGCCCGTGTTTCGATGTGTGGAGTTGGTTGGATTCCGAACAAGTGATTAATTTTGACCATTTATTTAAGGGGTAAACATGGGAATTGCATTATTTCTTGCGCTTATTTTGAGCCTGTGTTTTGCCGCAGTTCTCATACAGGACTTAGACCTCTTGCTTGGCGGTGCTTTTCTAGTCGGGGTGATATGTTGCCTTGTCGTTGTGTTTACGATGCTGGCTGTTGAAGATACTTGCCAAACATACGGCAAATTTAGTGTTGGTAGCACCATCTATCAATGCCAACAAATTCAGGGGGACAAATGAGCAAACGCGTAAAAAACACCACCGCCCAGAAAGGTTGTGGATACTACAAAGCCCCACGTTGCAAACCAAGCAACAACGCAAAGCGCAACCGCGCAATCAATGGCGGTACAACCGCCGCACAAAGCTTTTATTTATATTGGAGTTACTAATGTTTTCACAGCTTATCACTAACGCCGATGGTCGCCTGTCGACTACGGCATTTATCCAGTTCTTTGGAGCACTTCTCATGGCGGGCATTTTGGTGTTTTGCGTGTGGTTAAATCGCTCCTATGTACCTGAATTATTCACGACATTTGCTCTCTTTTGTGGCGGTGGCGCAGCAACGAAAGGCTTCGCCAATGCAATGCAAAACCGTAATGGGCAAGGAGGTAACGGTGATTAATCTTTATATTGTAGGGGCGGCTTTCGCCGTTTTGGCTGGTGTGTTTATCCATGGTCGCGTGCAAGCGGCCAAAATTCGCAAGCAACAAGAAGAGATCGAATTCGTAAAACGTGAAGCGGCCGCTGTCGCACAGGAGTTAGAAAATGCAAACACTGCAAAAAACATTACTGAAACTAACCGCACTTTGTCTAGCAAGTCTGTTGATGAGCAGCTGCAGTCAAAAGGTTATTTCCGTGAAGACTAGCGGATGTTCAGCATTCAGCCTGATTTATCCAAGCCGTAAAGACACAGAAGAAACCAAACGGCAGGTGCTTAATCATAACTTGACTTATGAAAAAATCTGCCAAAAGAAGGAACCTAAATAATGCTAGAAACACTGGAGTTTATCCAACGCCATTGGGCAATCGTTGTGGCGATTGGTGGGGCTGTGTGGACATATTTTTGGTTGACCATGGACAGCAAATACGCGCGCAAAACCGATGTGTCAGACTTGCGCAAGGCGATTGAAAACAACGAAAAAAGCCTATCGGAAGTCAAAGGCGAATTAAGACATCTGCCAACTTCAAAAGAAGTGGCCGATTTGCGTTTATTAATGACGGAAATGAAAGGCAAAACCGACGTATTAAATACCAACATTGGCAGCCTTAACCATCAAGTGAAGTTGTTAATTGAAAAAGAGGTAAATAAAGAATGATGCGCCAAGATATTTTCACAAAAGACCAACGATTGGTGATTCTGCGCTCGCTTGAAGAGTGTGGTTATGATGCCAACGAAAGCATTTTAAATGATTGCTTAGATATGTATGGCCACGATATTAGCCGAGACTTAGTGCGAAACCACCTGTTATGGCTTGAAGAGCAAGGCTTGATTACGCTGACTCGTTTAAATAATAACGGCAAAGATTTCTACGTGGCCACTATCACGCAACGTGGTTTAGATGTGGCGCAAGGTCGCGCTTTCGTGGACGGCGTGAAAAAGCCAAGTCCAAAGATTTAAACCCGGTTTAAAGGAGGTTTAAATGACGGATAAAACCACACGCGGACGCGCCAGTAAAGTCGATTTATTGCCGCCGAATATCAAAACCCAGCTCGCCATGATGTTGCGCGATAAGCAATTTTCTCAGGCGCAAATACTTGAAGAGATCAACGACCTGATCCGCGATTGTGGATTGGACGAAAGCTATCAATTAAGCCGTACCGGGTTAAACCGCTATGCTAACCGCATGGAAAAAGTCGGTGCAAGAATTCGCCAATCCCGTGAGGTGGCTGAAGTATGGGCGCGCCAGTTTGGCGAAATGCCGCAAAGTGATATAGGTAAAACGGTGATTGAGCTGGTGAAACATCTCGCTTTTGAAATGTCGTCCCAATATGCTGAAAAAGGCATTGCTGAACCAAAAGAGTTGGCAATGTTAGCAGTCACAGTTCAGCGCTTGGAACAGGCGGAAAGTCTATCCCATAAACGTGAACAGGCAATTCGCAAAGAAATGGCGCAATTAGCGGCGGAAACCGCTGAAAAAGTCGTGGCGCAGGCAGGATTGTCAGCTGATACGGTGCGCACAATTAAAGAACAGATTTTAGGTATTGCATAATGGCATTATTAAATAACAGACC